GCTGTACATCTTTGACATCTCTAGAAGGAGCACCTAGTTCAGTTGGCGGTGACTTTTCTTGTTGGGATTGTTCATCTTTGACTTCTCTAAAAGGAGCACCTAGTTCAGTTGGCGGTTACTTCTATTGCCATCAGTGTACGTCTCTGACATCTCTAAAAGGAGCTCCTAGTTCAGTTGGTGGTGACTTTTCTTGTTATGGCTGTACATCTTTGACTTCTCTAGAAGGAGCTCCTAGTTCAGTTAGTGGTAACTTTTTTTGTTATGGCTGTAGATCTCTGACATCTCTAAAAGGAGCTCCTAGCTCGGTTGGCGGTTACTTCTATTGCCATCAATGTACATCTCTGACTTCTCTAGAAGGAGCACCTAGTTTGCTTGGTAGTGACTTTTCTTGTGCTAACTGTACATCTCTGATTTCTCTAGAAGGAGCACCTAGTTCGATTGGCGGTGACTTTTCTTGTTATGGCTGTACATCTTTGAGAAAGCCAATCTTAAGTTTACTCAAAATAAAAAAATTAAAAAATATAATCTGCGACAATGAAGATGTGCAAGCTATAGTAAATGGGCATATGCAAGACAAAAATATCGCAGCGTGTCAAACTGAATTAATGAAGAACGGATTTAAGGAATATGCAAAATTATGATGAATACTAAAGCTGATATGACACATGATGAATATTTCACAGCAAGAATTGAAATGTTATTTGATAAAATGATTCCTGAAAAAATTATTTCAGCTTTCAATCATTCTGTTGATAATATTAAACTTACTATACCTGATATAACTAATGTTGCACATGGTTGGCGATCGAATATAGTTCTTTGATTGTCACTTTCTAAATTTGCTGATTGGAAGCACGCTGACAGAATTTATCAAATGTCTAAACTTGCCGATTGGATTGAAGATGAATTTGAAGTGATATTTCAACGATCAATTAATACGCGAACTTTCAACAATCTTCGCGCATTAAGCTTTGAGATGACTAATTTATGTTTTATTGGAACTCCAACTAAAGTCTATACAGGTTCTACTTTTTAGAAATAAGAACTGGACCAGCTACTGCATCTACTGATTGCTCAACCATAGCATCAAAATTTCCAGATGTTACTAACCTAACATTCCACAATCCCCCATCAAAAATTCTTGAGCTTTTTAAAAAATGCAACGCGTGAAGTTGTCACAACACACATCAATGAACATCAACCAGTTTTTGAAATTGTCACTAATCACCTTTGTGGTAATCGAAATGTTGCAACCTGCCAAACTAAACTATTAAAGAACGGGTTTAAACAATTCTTAAAATAAAGTGTCTTTTTATTTAAAAATGTAATATTTTACTCTAAAATTGGAGGAATTATGTCATATTTTTTAAAAGATAAATCTGAAATAGAGGAATATTTAAACAACACTTGTGCCTTTAATGGTAAACGATGGAACTTAATCGATTATGGGAATATTAGCATAATTAATGCTGAGACATTTATCACGATTAAACGCGATGACCTTGACGAAGTAGCGCCTGGAGTTCTAGGATTTAAAGTAAAGCTTAATCGTATTCAAACATTTAACTTATTCATTGCCGAAAAAGATGAATGTGATTTTAAGTATGATTTTTCATTTCTTCCTGCCGAAGTAACAACCTTTACATTTAGTACCATTCAATCTGATTTTACATCGTTTAATAATTCAATCACCTGCAATACTGGTCGGCCAATCATTCATAAAAAATTTGTATCATTTACCGGAATTGAAAATGTTTTTAATTGTGAAAAGCTTTCAATTTCAAACGCCGATGATATTACTCAGTGCATAGGTTTTCTTTCCTTTTTAAAAATTCCACGGCTTAAAATAGTAGAAATGTCACCACTAACTGAACCTCAAGCCGCCGCTTTAAAAATTATTAATGACCATCTAGATGGTCATCGCAACCTATCAAAATGCCAAACTGAGCTTTTTAAAAATGGATTAAAACAATTTGCTACAACATAAAAACAACTATGCAAAAATACAAAGATGCTGCAGAATGGCTTGAAAAAGTTGTTAAAGATTATGAAAATCAAAATAACATAACCTCAGCAACTGCTAAAGTTTATGGTGATATAGGTTTATTAACTTCTGACATTATTCACATTTATGATGATCATCTAGTAAATGGAGAATTACCATTTCAAATTGACAATTGTAGTATAATACAAATTTATTCGCCGTTAATAAAAAGTTTTAAAAATTTTCCAAAAAATATCAATAAAGGTAATTTGATTGGAAATTGCAAAATAAATTTTGAAAGACAAACTTCATCAGCTACTGATGAATTTCATCATATCACCTCTCTAGATGGAATAACTCCAGAAATTCATGGTGGTTATAGATTTATCAATCTTCCAAATGTATCATTTCATAATGTTAGTGACTACATTAAATCTTGTCAATGGTGTACTATCTCACGTACATATTCTGGCCCTCTCTTAAGCTTCCTCAAAATAAATGGTTTAACGGCGTTAAATACTGGAGTTTTTCCTCAATCTGAAATAGAGGAGAAAGCGCTTAAAGCAGTTACCATCCTTAATAAATATTTAACTACAACACGTAACATTAGTGCATGTCAAACCGAATTACTTAGAAATGGCCTAAAGGAATATGCTAAACTATGAAAATACAAGAATTATTTGAAGGCGTTGATAATAGTGCTATTGTAGATGCACTATTTCAAACTCCTGAATTTAAAAAGTTTAGTAAAAGATTTAAAGTTACCTCTACAGCAAGGCAGCATAAAAATGGTACGTTAGTTGTTGAAACTAAATCAGAAGTTTTGAAAGCTCCTCGTGAATTTACTATTAATGCAAAAATGCAAATAGCTGTTAGAAATGTCAATAGCAGTATATGGGCTAAGATTCGTACCTCTGTTTTATCAACTTCTGTTGAAAATTATGTTAATGCGTTAGCATATATCGATGAAACATTTGATGAATGGTTAAAAAAGAAAAAATCTACTAAAGGTAAAGATTTTTCTAACATTAATATACACGATTTAGCCGAAATTAAAGGTCAGTTGAATAATAAACCATACACTGAATTTCATTGCGATCACAATAATTTAACATCATTGGTTGGTTTACCACTGCTGTCAACAGACGCTATATTGAATGCTAACAATAATGAATTAGTATCTCCTTTAGAAGGTGTTCCTAAAGAGCTTAAAATGTTTAACGTTCGTCATAATAAGTTAACTTCATTCGAAGGTTTTCCTGAAAAGACTATATACATATATGCTGAATATAATCCATTCAAATCTTTTTCCGATATCAGCAAGTATGTAAAAGAATGTCAAACGATAAATTTGCCAGCGGTGAAAACTGGAATATTAAGTGTATTCAAAATTAAAAATTTACAGAAGATAACACTTTATGATGTTGCATTATCAACAGAAGATAAAAAACTATTTGAATTGGTAGAAAAAATAGTAAATGCGCATTTGAAAAAGGGCCCAAGTGCAATGTCAGCTTGTCAAACCGAACTAATGAGAAATGGCCTAAAGGAATATGCTAAACTATGAAAATAAGTGAAATTATTATTGAAGCTGAAGATACAACTCGTGTTATTGAAGAACTAAAAAAGACAGAAGCCTTTAAGAAAATATCAGAGCGTTTTGAATTAATTTCAACTGAGCGCCAGATTAAAAATGGAACTTTAGTTTTAGTGACTAAACCACATGTCTTAAAAATTCCACGTACATATACATTTGCTAAATCTGGCAATTTGTCAGCTGCTGCTAGAGGTCAGACTTTAGCAACAAAAATAAAGTTTAGCAGCCAAGAAAATGCAGGTACTTTAAACTTTTATGTTGACGCCCTAGAAATAATTGATTCAAACTTTACCACGTGGCATGAGAAAAATCGAAGAGCCTCGCAAAAAGTAAGTAATGATTTGATTCATAGTGGTCGACTTAATTTAAACAATCTGGGCTTAAAATCATTAACTGAATTTAATTTAAGTAAGCTCAAACAGGAAATAACTCAATTTAGTGCAAATAATAATTATCTAACTGATTTGAAAGGGTTCGATCAACTGCGGCTTTCTTTAGCCGCAAACATTTATTTTATTGATAATGATTTAACTTCAGTTGAAGGTGCTCCTAAAACTTGTGGAACTTTTAACGTAGAAAATAATAAACTAACTTCATTCAAAGGTTTTCCTGAAGAAGCTGAAATTATTGACATTGAACTTAACCCATTTACTTCTTTTTCAGATGTTACTAAGTACGTTAAAAAGTGTAAAACTTTTAGATTGCCAATTATAAAAGCTGGATTGCTTTCATTCTTGAAAATACCAGGGTGCGAAAGAATAGGAAGCTTTTCGCCGTCAGCCACAAGTGATTTTTTAGATGAATTTAAAACAGTATGCGAAATTGTGAATATACACCTACGAAATGATCGTAATATTTCAGCTTGCCAGACAGAGTTAATGAGAAATGGATTAAAAGAATATGCTAAGCTTTAAACAATATTTGTCTGAAACTACTCTAGAAAAGATACATGAAAACGTAGTGATAATGAATTAGTTGAAAACATAGTAAATGAAAATTTGAAAAATGGAAATAAAGCAAAGTGCCAAACGGCATTTCTTAAAAATGGATTAAAGGCGTACTGCTAAAATGAACTTCAAACATTATCTGTCAACATTTATCTGCGAAACCTTAGAACTTAAAAATGATAAGGTCATTTACTATAAGCAAGCTAAACCATACTCTTCAGAGAAAGGATTGATTTCAACTTACTTTAGAGCTAAGGATTCATATCTAAATAAAGCCGGCAAAGATTTCAATGGTGAAACAGTTTATAGCTTATTCAATTATAAGTCAGATGCTGAATCGCATGACATAATTTCTTCGCTAAAAGGATTAGGACCTTATAAGCTAACTGAAGGCACCTATGAAAGATTTTTAGCAGATGCTGCAAAATATGCTTCTGATATTATCAGCAACCAAGAAATAAATTGTGTCATTTATCCTACTTCAACCTCTAAATTCTTAGCCGATTTTATTGAACAGCTGAAAGATAAATTAGACGATAAAGTCATATTCATTAAAGACGCAATCGCTAAAAAGCAATTCAAAGAGATTGAAGCTGAAGCTGAACATTTAATTAATCCAGACTATTATGGCATCAGTAAATTAACCGCTTCTAAAAAATTGAGCTTGATTAAGCAAATAATTAACAATGTTAAAAGTAATGAACAGGAAGGTCGCGGCTCAATTATAACACTAAAAAATGTTGGATTTAAACGAGATACTCACTACTTACATAAATTCATGCACGCGGTTTCTGATTCAATTTTAGATATCGAAAATCAACATGTCCTAATAGTAGACGATTTAATTGGCTCAGGTTCTTCATTTGCTGAGTTATTCAGAGTAGTAAAAGAATATGACCCAAAATCTGTCATCGGATTGACAATTTTTAAACGCTCTGGTTCATAAACGCCATTTTAAAAATATAAATAAACGTATCTAAATTACTAAAAAGATACGTTTTATGCATTATGAAAAAATAAATCAAAGTTTAATTCAAAAAGCTCAACTAAGAGCACCATCATTAGAACAAGCAAAATTAAATTTAGTTTTTTTATCTGCAGTAAAATATTATATTAAAGGAATAAAATAATGGCTGCTAATAACTTAATTAAAAGGGCAAATATACAAGAAGAATTTGAGCCATGGCATATTGAAGAACTTGAAAAATGTACTGAAGATTACATTTATTTTATAAAGAAATATGTAAAAATTCAGCATCCAACGAAAGGAACCGTTCCTTTCGAGTTATATGATTATCAAGAAGAAATTCTTCATTTGGTTCACAATAATAAAGACGCGATGATACTGGCTGCAAGGCAGTTAGGAAAAACACAAACTATATCGACTGGTTATATCTTATGGCTCGCAACATTTCATAAAGATAAAGATTGTCGAATCGCTTCTAAAAATATGAAGCATGCGACTGAAATCATGTCACGTATAAAATTTTCATATGAGGAGCTTCCTCATTGGTTAAAAGCTGGTTGTAAATTTTACAACAGAACCAGTATGGAAATGGATAATGGTTCTAAAATAAGCACTGAAGCGACAACTGAAAAAACCGGTCGTGGTGGAAGTCCATCATTAATCTTTATTGATGAGATTGCGTTCGTTTCTAAAAGAATTCAAGAAGAATTGTGGGCATCACTTGCTCCATCTTTATCAACTGGTGGTAAATTAATTTTGACAACTACACCTAATGGGGATACTGATTTATTTGCAAGGTTATGGCGCGAAAGTGTTTCAGGACAAAATAATTTTGCGAATTATTTTGTCACGTATGAAAGACATCCAGAACGTGGTCCTGGGTCTGGCTACTATGAGGATATGCTAGGGAAAATTGGTGAGCTCAGATGCCGTGTGGAATTGATGTGCGAATTCTTATCATCTGATGCATTGCTGATTAACTCACAACGACTTATTGAGCTTAAAGAGAAGGTTCCAATTAGGGTAGATAATGGATTTAGGTTTTGGGAAGATAGGGCGCCAGGACTTGCATATCTGGTTGGCGTTGATATTGCAACTGGAACTGGTAAAGATTTTAGTGTCATCCAAGTTTATGACTTCCCTACTTTGCGACAAGTTGCAGAGTATCGTTCAAATTTAATCAATATACCAGAGCTGTATATAAAGATTAAATGGATATTAAAATGGTTGAGCGCTCCATTCAATAATCGTCGACCTGAGGTATTTTGGACATTTGAGCGAAATGCAATTGGTGAAGCAATTGGTGCTCTTTATGAGACTGATGAAAAGCAGCCGGAATATGCTGAGCTAGTAAATGATGTCAATAACAGGCTTGGCATGAATACCAATAGTCGAACTAAAGTTCTTGCATGTTTGCAATTGAAAACTTTAATAGAAAAGATTAAGAATGGCTTAGAAATCAAATCTGATATTGCAATATTTGAATTGAAAAATTTTATCAGCTCCGGTGGTTCATACGCAGCTAAAGCAGGAGCAACTGATGACGCGGTATCCGCATTGTTATTGATAGCTCGTTTGTTAAAACACATAAGTCAGTTTGATGATTCAGCTAGAACTATTCTCTATGAATATAATGAAAGCGATTATGTCAATGGAGAAATAACAGTTGACTCGAGTGATGAACCACTTCCATTCGTCTTTTGAGAACGCTACGTTTTTGAAAAAGCTGAGAGAAAATATTTGCAAGCGAGACAAGACCCTTAGTCTGTCAGTTTTCATAGCCTTCAAATCAGGCTATAATATAAATAGTAAAGTAACTTTTTGTAAGGAAAAAGCATGAGATTACATGAGATTAAAGAAGGTCTTCCTGCGACCGAAGTATTAGCTGAATCAACAACCCCGATTCACATCACTATGATGTTAAATGAAGTTATAAAAGCTGGAAAAATTACTAATACCGCGCAAGTAGTTATTTTAGGTCAATTAGTAGAATTGTTTAAATACGCCCCGTATAATGGGCAGCAAGGACAAGCGATTGAAATTCCTAAATTTACAAGTGCAATTAAGCCGAGGTATATGTATGAACAGCAGCCTTCTAAGAAGGTTTATGATGATATCAGAGCTTTAGTGGCTGAAGACCAAGTTAAGCTTGCTTACTGGTGTGCTACTCAATTGGCTCTTGCTGAAGCTGATGAACAACTTGCAAAGTGGGTAAACCCACAGATGGGGCTATCTGCTTGGATTCAATACGTGTCTCAAGCTCAAGATTGAACAAGTGATAAATACGTTAACGAATAACTTATTCTCTCTGTTGGAGATTTATTAAATGGCAGCATATAACCTTGTTCACGCCGATAACAGCAAGCCTGATATTGTCGTTCAACCATTGATGGTTGATACCTCAACTGATTTAACATTTGTTGGTCGTGGCGTCCCTGATTATGGCGAAGCTGAGCACACTAACTTTTTAAGGTTGTTGGAAAACTTTGCAAGTGATTCACAACCAGTTAAGCCAATTGAAGGTCAAATTTGGTATAAACCTTCTGATAGCCAGTTGTACACCTGTATTCAAGAAAGTCCAGCTCAATGGGTTTCTATATCACAGATGGCTATTAATACCACTCAACCAACTAGTCCAGAAGTTGGACAACTTTGGTATGATATTCCAAACTCAAAGTTGAAAGTTTACACTGGTTCAATTTGGATGGCAGTTGGCATTAATTCAACCTATATTTCAGCCACAGCTCCAATTTCTCCAAATGGTCCATTCCAAGGGCAATTTTGGTATGATTTAGCAAATACGACTCTTAAGCTGTATAATAGTGGCATCTGGATATCAATAACAAGCTCCACGGTCACAGTCACTAGCGGCTCCACGGCTCCAGTTGGATCAGCGCTTGGGCAGCTTTGGTTTGATACAACTGACATGGCTTTAAAAATTTGGACTGGCTTAAGTTGGGATGTATCGCATCGTTCAGTTGCAATAGTTAGTGGAACAACTCCATCTAATCCTCAGTTAGGACTGTTGTGGTATGATTCTGCAGCGTTCACCCTTAAGATTTTCGATGGAACGACCTTCATGCCAGCCATTCCAGTTCAAGATGAAGGCATTAAATGGCTTGGCCTATTGGCAATGTAATAATGTTAAAATGATAAAGGTTGTGTTATATTAGCTCCTGACAGTGCAATGGACTTAAGGATGACGTATGGCACAACTTATAGCAGTCTCTGGGACACAGGGGTCTGGAAAATCCACTCTAATAAAAGCTCTATCCGGAGATAGGTTAACCACCTTTATCAAAGGACATTTTGTTTATTTCGATCATTTCAAAGTTTCTCGTTCCGTCCAAGCAAAGCTTGGTTGGACGCTTGCTAATGCGATTGACGATATTGAACGGGTTATTCAATTTCAAGAACTAATCTACGATCAAAAGCTCAGGCACGATATTGTTCTTGCTGACAAAGCTGAAGATATCGACTTTGTGTTTGTAGAGCGATCGTTTATAGATATTGCTGCTTATACAGTGCTCTGGTTTGAACAGCAAATGGATAAAACTGTTCACCAACATTGGATGTGGCTAGAAACCTATCTTAACAAATGCGCTGAAGCTCAAAAAATCTACGATGGTATCATCATCATTCCAAAACACCCTGAAATAGCAATTGAACAAGACCCACATCGAGCGTCAAGCGAATTGAATAACAAATATGAAAAGGTGTTTCAAAACAAATATTTAGATTTTTGTCAAAGAAATAATCACTTACAACCATTTGTAAATATATTAGACCTCGACTTAAAACTTAGGATGGACAAGACAATTCATTTTTTAGACAGTTTACCAAATCGGAATTAATATGCCACTTTATCCTACACGTGCTCCCCGCTTCGGTCTTTGCTTTGATTTTGAAACTTCTGGCTCAGATTGGGGTTCTCCAAATAGCGCAATCGACTATCAGGGAATTTCACTAGGCCTTGTTGTATTTGAAACTAGAACCTTTGACATTATCGCTGAAGATTATTTCGAAATCAAGTTTGATGCAACAAAGTACAAATGGTCAAAAGATGCTGAAAAAATTCACGGTTTAACCCAAGAGTTTTTAGAAGAATTTGGCCTAACAAAAGAAGAAGCGGCTTGTCGAGTTATAGAATTTATGCTTAAATACTTTGGACCTAACCCAAATGTAATGGTTTGTGGACACAATATTGGCTATGATATTAAATTTATGCATCAATTGCTTGATGAATTTGAACTAATGTTTAACATTCATCATGTAAGACTTGATACAGCTGCTGCAGAGTTTATAGCATTTACTACTTACAAATCTGATGACCTTTTTGACCTGCTGTGTAATGGTAAACGTGATACTCATAATGCTTTAGAAGATTGTCGAATGACACTTGAGGCCGCAAAAAATATGAGACTCTTGTTTGAGGCTGCAATAAATGGCTGAACTTCAAACTTATGTTTATGACGGCGTTGAAGTAAAGAAAACTGGAAGGGTGGCTAAACGACAAATTCCAGCCAAAACAGTTCGGTCGACTAGACAAATCACTGGCCAAGTTGAACTAGTTGAAATTAAGCCAATTGATGAACTTGCCGATTGGAAAAAATGGGTTAGGGAAACTGACTTATACCTGGTAGACAACAATGACAATTAAAAAATTCATCACGTACGAATGCGATACTTGCAAGCGAGCAAAAGACCTTCCTGTCGACCTTATCCATGGCTTTGTTGATAAGTGTACAATTACTAAAAATTGTACAGGTAGGTTATTCCCAATAAAAGCAAAAAATTTAAGAGATATACTACCAACTAAAGGCGCGGCTGGTCTTCAGAATTGGTCACCACGTGGAACCAACTCTCCTTCAGTGAGCAGTGTAAATCAGCTAATTGAATATGATATTTCATCAAATGTCAATCGAGCAATGACTTTGATTTCAAAAGAACCATTTGCTACCGCGCCCTCAACTTATTCATTATCATTTACGGTACAACTTGATAGTGTTCAAGATTATATCGAATATGATTATACCTTAGCGAGTGGTTCTAAAATAGTTATTGGTAAAGATACTTCTGGTAAGACATTACGTTTTTTACCAACTGATTTAATAAATGTCTATGTTCAGGGGGTTTTAAGGCCACAAGCTGATGCAACATTAGGTTATACCTTAAACTATCAAAGTGATGTTGGTTATTCAGTTGAATTTAACACAGCTCAATCTTTTGCTACCTCTGTTAAGATAGTTGTTTTTCAAGGTGTAACATTAACTGAAACAACACCATTATATTTTACTAAAAATTCAATTCTTTCGATTGATTCAGCTTGGGCAAATGTTGAAGCTGTTAATTTAGCTGGTGAACAATGGACGGTGTATACATGCACGTCAACAACAAGTCTGCCTGATAATTCACAGTTAAATTTATATGAGGTTGCTTCTGACCCAATAAAATCACACCTTGAAGATTTTTATTTTCTGTTATCATATTCGCCATATTCAATTGCCGATAGAGTTTATTCAATTGGGGTTCAATTAAATCGATTAAGTTTGCCTGGTCAATATATTAAGGTCACTTTTGCAAACAATATTAAAACACTTAAGATATCAAGTGATTCACTAGCTGAATTGAAAAATTTACAACTTCTTAAATTAAAAACCGCATCAGCTGAAATACTTTCTACGGCTGATACCTCAAGTGCTCAAGTCATTGACTTTGCCACATCAATTATTGGACCAGTATAATGCATTATTTTGTAATTGAACTTTACGGAAATCTAATAGAAACTGTTTTTGAAAACGCACATGATTATAAATTAGCAAAGGTTTGTTTAATTTCAAAAGAATATGCTCATGATGTTTCAGCTCATTGTGGAGCGCAAAATGTTATTCAGAACATTATACCAGCTGAATTATTAGATAGTGTAATAAATGAATTTAACCCTTTATTTTTTCCCGGTAAAGATTCAATTGAC